CGTCATGCTGACCTCCAACCCTGTCAGGCGGTTTGTCAGGTCGTGGAAGTCCTGAGCCAGAGCCTCAGCATTCTTGGCCTTCTCTTCCAGCGCGGTCACCTTTTGGCCCAGAACGCCGTAGGTGTATGCGCCTGAGAGCATGGTCATACCTATCGCGATGATGTCAGCCCAAGTTGGCACCGTTGACTCCCCCATATTGCCCCGCACTGGTTGCCCCCCCGGCGCTTCTGCCGAGGGGGCGGGTGTAACCGATTAAGCAGTCGGCGTAGCGTGTGCGGGGGCAGCAGCGGCTACGGCGTTGTTGAGCGCAGCAGTCTGCGCGGTGATCTGGTTTACCAGAGCGTCAATCGCAGGGCCATCGCTGGCGGCTGCGGCAGTGATCTGGTTAGCCAGAGTGTTGATCTCCGCAGTGGCAGCAGTCACGGCAGTGGTGAGGGCTGCAACAGAGGCGGTCAGATTGTCGATGGACAGAGACATGACTTCGATCCTTTCAAGGATGTGGTTGAACTCCAGCCGGGTAACCATCAGGCTCCCGGCTGAGTAGGGTGAACGAAGGCGTTGGTGATTTCCGTCTTCACGAAGTCCACCAGCGTTGCGGAAGCGCCGTAGGCGGTGAGTTCCTTGGCAACAAAACCCACGACCCAATCCAGCAGTAGGGAAACGCCGGGGATACCCGCCAGCCACGCCACATCCTTTTGGATGTCGGTGACGATGGTGGAGATGAGGGCATTGACATCGCCAGTGGATTTAAACGCGCGGACAGCAGAAGACACTTGGGACATTTGGGGGCTCTCTTCAGTTTGAGGGGGCTTGAGCGGCAAGCATCTGCTGCTTGTGCTTGTAGGACATGTAGATGCCGATTGCGGCCATGAGCCCTCCGACGAGGGCTTGAGCTTGGTCGTTGCTCGCGTAGCCATGTGCCACAAGGACACCAGCCCCTCCAGTGAGGGCATGACGAACAACCGCATCAATCATTTCCTGAAGCATGGCGCTCTCCTGACAGGTGAAGAATACCTCAGAATTGACCGGAACGCATCATCCTCTCCAGACGTACCTCGCGGTCTCCCACCTGTTTCGCCCACAGGGAGAGCCGCATCTGGTCTGCCGCATGAGCAAAGTCATGAGCCTCCAGCGCGGCCAGCATGTGCTCGAACTTCAGGAGCTTCGTGATGCCGATATTGAAGCACATGTCCGCCAGCACGTTCTGGCGCACGTCGTCGAGTTCTTTCCACCACGGTAGGTGCGCGTCGAGCGAACCAATCGCGATCTCAATGTCGTGGTCCAGCATTTGGTCGGCCATGCCCTGACCCCAAATGATACCGGGTCCGACGTTATCGCCCGTGTGGCCCCACCCAATGGTCCAGACGCCCTCTGTGTCCCTGTACGGGAGGAGACGGCACCCCTCGTCCAGCTTGATCTCTTCCAGAAGGCGCTCTCGGTCCATTAGACGGTCAGGTTCCAGAAGCTGATTGAGCCAAGACAAGCGTTTGTGCCGCTGAGGGTCCGCGCCGCCAGCGTGTAGGTGTCGCTCGCACCGGCCAGAGACACGCCAAGCTGCAAGTCCCAGTTATAGCCGGTGGCGACCAGCACAGAGGTTCGGGATTGGGCGCTGGCGGTGGAATAGCTGGTCTCCACGATCTGGTCTGCGGACGATGTTGTGAGGGCAGTGGCGGCTGTGTCGATGTCCACCTGACCACCGGCCATAGTGGAGGCGTAGGTCGCCCCCGTCAGGGTCGCGTTCTTGATTAACACTGTTTCGTACTGGCCAGAGCCAATCGGCAAGAAGCTGATGTAGGAGGGGAGCACCACAGCCCCCAGATAGCTTGAATTTAAACGCATCGACACGATGGGCGTGAAGGAGGTGCCAACCGTGACGCCCGCGCTGGTGTTGCGGGCCACATACAGTTGGCTGATTTGTTCGTACCCGCCCTCAGACTGCACGGTGGCGCATATCTGCTGGAAGGTCGCCGCGCTCGCCGTGATGCCGGTGGTGAATATCTCATTCCGCAGGGGCAGAATGGCGGTCTGCATGTAGACCACCGGCTGAAGGTTCGCGTTCTGGAAAATGTGGGCGGTGTAGAACTGCCCATTGTTCACGAACCCACACCGGACGTTGCCCACCCCCAGCCACTCAAAATCCATCCAGAAGATTTGAGTTTTGGTCACATCCAGCACTACGCCGGTCGGGCCGGTGCCGTCGAACTTGTCCACGTTCCAGTTGGACTGCGGCACAGACCGGGAGTTGTCCACAGACCCACTGGTGTAGGTGCGGATCACAAACGACAGGACCGAATTGGCCTGTTCCAGATAGACCCCGTTGTTGACCGAATAGAACCCAACCCGCTGGGTCAGGTTGGTCTGCCCCGGAGCCATGGTGAAGGTCTGCATGGTCCGCATGGACTTCCCCGGCTGGTAGGCGAACACGCGATAGGTCTGCCCAATGGCCGAAGAGCCAGAGGTCGTGGTGACGCTCAGGCTCACGGAACTCTGGTTGGTGTTGTAGGTCGTCGTGCCGCCAGTGGCGGTGGTGTAGTTGTACGTCGAATCCGCCGCGTACCGCGCCTGACTGTCAAACAGGGTGTAGGGAGTGGACACCCGCAGACGACCAAAAGCGTCCGCCAGATTGCCCTGAAACGCGGTGATGACAGACGGGATGGGCTGGTTGGTGGACCCAATCGCCATCTCAGCAGCAGCGGTCGAGAAGCTGGACCTTACGCTGAAATTGGTCTGGGCTGTGCCGCCGTTTACGACGCGCACCCGGTAGAATTGCGACATGATCGGGGCGCTGATCGTGGCCCCGATGTTGCCGGTGTACGCGGAACTGTTCGTGGTGACCCAATTGATCCCGTTGACCGACTGATCAATGAAAATCTGCCCACTTTGGTCAGAGTAAGCCTGAGCATTGAAGAAGGCATACTGCGAGACGCCAGCCGACGTTCCTACGCCGTAGGCGTCTCGCGCTACACCAGTGAACGACCCGCCCGCCGCCAGTGCTGTAGCACTCTCCAGTTGGTAGGCGGCGTTGGTGGCCATTACGACATTGCTTCCTGTGCGATGAGGGACGCGCCCACCGTGGCGGTTCCAGTGATGGCAACGGTGAGGATGTCAGGCTGGTTGCCCTGCACCACGTTGAACAGAGGGAAGAAATTCGACAGGTCGAAGGTCTGGAGGCCACCGGACGGCAGCGGGGTGTTGTACACGACCTCCCCGCCGGTCAGGGCGGTAGCGGAGATGTCGCGCTCTGCGAAGCTGTTGATCGAACCCAGAGAGTACGCGGTCGCGAAACTCGCCCCGGTAAGCTGCACAGGGGACGAATAAGTGGACGTGATAAGCTCCAGCGTACAGTTGGCACTGGAGTAGATCGACAGGATTTGCGGCAGAATCTGGCCACGGTCGATCAAGCCGATGATGTAGTTGCTTCCGGCCACCGGGGGGATCATCATGGGCAGGGTCGCAGTAGAGGTGGACTGAATGTTGTCCACAACCGTCAGGGTGGTCGCGGTGTTCGCAATGATGCGCCCAATCGGACCCTGACCAGAGGTCATCAAAAGAGTGCCCCCCACAGCCCCGGTGGTGATGCCAGAACCGGTGATCGTGAAGCCCGACGCAGACGACCCGCTGACGAGGAACACGCCGTTGACCGTGGTGTTACCCGTGGCCCCGCTGATGGTGATGTAGCGGCCATTGGTGACGTAGTTGGTGCCGGTCGTGACCACAGCAGCAGAGCCCGCTGCGGAGACCGTGATGCTCGTCAGCGCCTGTGTGGTGCCCCGGCTGAAGAAGTACTTGTCCACCCACTGGCTGGGCGTCCACGTCGCGGAACTACACGTCACAACGGTCTGGGTGGCCGTCTGAGACACACCCGTGATGGCCGCGCCACCTGTAGGCAGGGTGCCGTTCGCGCCGCTGTAGGCCGTGTCCACGCCGTATTCCAGCGTACCCATGTTCCGGTAGCGGATGGACAAGAGCGGGTAGCGCGTAGCAGCCGAGGGCGCACGGGTCGGAGCCGTGCCGTAACCGTAGGTGAAGCCCCGCTGGCTGTCGATCTTGCCCTCTGCCAGAACCGACACGCCCCAATGGTAGAAGCTGTTGGCGGTGGTCGTGCCCACGTTCCGGTTCTCATACCGGACAGGGAGATTGCCGGTTCGGCTCCATGCGTTGATCTGACCGGGCAAGTTCGCGATGCCGATCTGGTGCAGAGTGTACGGCTCGCCTTGGATAGTCACGCCCCAGCGCAGCATCCCCGCGCCGTACCATGCGTACTCCATCCACACCATCTGCATGATCTGCCAATTCAGGCTGGCGGCTATCTGGTTAGGATCGCTCCACGCATTCGCGAGCGTCCGGTACTCCTGAACTCCATTTGTGCCCGTGTCAGAACGGTACACGACAGCCAGACCCGTGGGATTGGTCGCGCTCGGGTCACCCACCTCAAGGAACATGCCGTTGGCGTCGTCAAAGAAGCCCACGCGCTGGCGGTTGTTCGTGATCGGCGGGCCGAAGACGTGACCCGTGGCCATGTAAATCGTCTTACCCGGCTGGTAGCGGATGTACGGGCGAGTCTGGCGAATCGCGAGGTCACCGCTCGCACCCGTCACCGAAAGCTGCACACCCCCTTGGTTAGAGATTTGCGTGATGGTGGCGGCACCAGCGGTGAAGTTCTCCCAGCGCATAGGCTGCGCGGAGTACTCAAAGTCCGCTTCAAAGAGGTTCTGGCTCTCAGAAACCTTGATTTTGCCGACGTTGTCGCGGAGACGCTGCGGAGCGGCACTGTCTTGGGTATTGAGGAACTTGTTCGGCATCTATTCTCTCCGAAGCGTGAGGTAAATGCAGGGCGCGAAGACCGTCAGGTCGTACGTCGCCGCCGCGATGAGCGATTGAAGGCTGGGGGCAGTGACCGCCATCAGGGCCAGAACAAATGCGCCAACACCGGCAAGCGCAAGGATAACGCGCGTCCCCAGAGCCTTGAGGATCAGAGACATAACCGCGACCATTTGCTCGGTCGGGAACTCCACCACTTTCACGGGCCTCGTGGGCTTCGGCGGCGGCTCAGAGGGTTCGTCTTGCGGTCGGATGTCTTCAGGAGGGGTGAACCGGAGAACCCTAGATGACTCAGGTTCAGCTTCGTTGATCGCGCGTACAGCCATTTTGGTCTCCCGGTTCGGGGAGATCATACAGCAGTAGCGTTTAAATGCCTACCGAGGGGCCACGGGCACTTGCGGCAGAGCCTGATCAAGGGCGCTGTTGTTTGAGCCATAGGACTTGGCCAACGCGCTCGTGCCCGCCAAACGCACAATGATGTCGCGCACGTCTTTGGGAAGAGTGTTTGGTATACGACCCGTCTTGATTGCCTGTTCCATCTGCGTCAGGGCCGCAGCCGGGTCACTCTCGTTTGTGGCCCACCGCGTAATCTGAAGCGTATCCTGATCGTTGAGCCTGAACTG